TCCCTCAATGAGTGCCGAAGAGCGTGAGCGTGTTCGCCAAGAAGTTAAGCAAGCTATTATCAATGCCGCAAGTAGTGCAGAAGCAGGTCAGTTGCCCTTAGGTGTTGAACGATTGATCCGTCAACATACTAACCCAGTTATGCCCTGGCGTGAACTTATTCAAACGAATTTGACAAGTGCTATTCGTACAGATTATAGTTGGATGCGTCCCTCACGCAGAGGTTGGCATATGGATGCTATCATGCCCGGTATGACACCGGGAGAAGAAATTGATGTTGTCGTATCTATTGATATGTCAGGTTCAATTAGCAACAAACAAGCACAACAATTCTTAGGTGAAATTGGTGGTATGATGGATGCGTTCGATGGTTACAAGGTCCACGTATTCTGCTTTGATACTGATACATATAATCCAAAAGATTTCTCTAGTGAGAATATGGAAAGCATTGAAGAATATGAGCCAATGGGTGGTGGTGGTACTGACTTTGATTGTATTTTCACTTACTTGAAAGAGAATGCAATTGATCCAAAACGATTGATTGTATTCACTGATGGTTATCCCTGCGGTAGCTGGGGTGATCCAGATTATTGTGATACAACTTGGATCATTCACGGTGATAAGAATCCGAATCCCCCATTCGGTACATTTGCTATCTATGATGAAAAATAATGAGCTGGCTTGACTACATTATAATCTCATTGCTTATAATGGGATTAGGTTGGCTTTTTGTTATTGCCTTAGTTAGATTCTTGGGAATGATGAAAGACGTAGATGATTAAATCCAGTGAAGAAATAATCATTTACGAAAGTCCGGATGGCGGTAAGACGGTCTACTCACGTAAGAGTGGATCGTCGGATCGTACAATGATTAAAGAAGATACTACACAAAATTATATTACAAAATGGTATGAGTGGAAAGAAATTCTTAAACTAGCTGAAACAGAACCTTCATTAGCAAACGCTATTAACAAAGCAGAAATGTTATATGTCATACTTAAGAAAGAAGAAAACTAAACACTATCTAGCAATGTGGGATATGCTAGGTCTTGAATGCTTATATGATGTTGACTTGCATATGAGTAAGTACAATGAATGGGAGAAGCAAAAGGTTGTTGCTATCCTCAAAGAAGAACGAACCCCCGATCAGCCATCAGGTATTCCATTGCAAATGATGCTACTACGTGCAAAGGTTAATAGTCAACGTGCGTATGAAATTTATGAATTCAATAGTACAATGAATTATGATGAACTTAAAGAAGCATTTAACGATAATCCTCAACCTGTTGTTGAATGGATTAGAGAGAATGGTAAAAAAGTGTATAGTGACTACGTTAAACAAAATAGAAAGATGATTGTATGATGTATATTGGTACAAGCCTAGGTAGATGCTTGAATAGTTTAATGGCAAACGAAGTGTCCGAGGAAGATGTTATGTTCATTGTAACACGTACATTGTGTCCTAATTATGAAACCTTTATGCAATTAGTAGAACAATATTATGAGGATGGCACACCTATAACACGGACTACTCACTCATATGCACTTAGAGAATATGAGTTGACCAAAGTAAAAGACTTAGCTACTAGATTATATTATTCAGGTAGGATACACCAACCTAGGGTATTTGATAATGAAGGCCGCAAAGAAGGTCATCATTATCAGTATAATCATCCAGCAAGGCTAGGTCAAGGATTGTGGATGCAAGTTGTACCCACTAATGATAACTCTACTCCTGCGGTAGTTGATGCTTGGGAGAAGTATAAGATGTTAGATAATTTAACTAAATGATTGAATACAAAGTTGACCCCTACATTTGGTTTGGTAAAAGAGAAATAGATTTTTGTCCAAAACATTTTATATTAGCTTCTACTCCATTAACAACAGATTCTAAACAATGGGTATTAGATAATCTTAAAGGAAGATTTTGCATTATTCAAACCAGTCACTTGTTTTTAATAGACTATTATTTGGGCAACATTGCCTTTGAAAACCCCACAGATGCTACATTTTATGAACTCAAGTGGTCGTAAAAAATTTCAGCATATCAAATATCTATTAAATATCTTAAGCTTATATAAGAGGAGAACATAACTATGAGTTTTACACGACACGTTGGTAAACACGGAGATAGAAAAGTTGCAATAGTATTTCGAGAAGTGCCTAATGAAGTTCATATGTGCTTGGTCACATATACAGAGACATTAAATCAGCACGTTCACGATCCACTCATCAAATGCATTGAGAGTGATATTGGACAAAATAGCGAGCATTTAGCAGATGCATTGAATAGAACATATGCTAAAGATGGTAGACCAATTCTACAGGTATTGCACTTAGAAGGTCAACTAAAGAAGGTTCAAACATCAGCAATTGTTATGACACCATCACCAAATCAAACAATTCGATTAGATGAATTGAATAAGATTTTAGATGAGATGCAACAAGGTGAAAGCGCAGTTAAGCGTTTACAAGAATTGGATGACAGTCGTGGAATGCAAGATCCAGCTGATGTAGTTCGTAGAATGCGCGGTAATCAAAACCCAGTAACACCAACTGGTGATTTACTTGGCGACGCTTCACTAGCCAAACAACGATTAGAGCAAGCACAGAAAATGGAACGTGAAGCAAAGGGCTTACTAGCAGAAGCAAAGCGTTTGACCGATGAGGCAAAAAGTTTAGATCCTACTATTGCACAACCTGCAGTTATAGAAACCAAACCAGGTAAAGTTAAAAAACCAAGAGCAAAAGTTAGTGTCTAATGTCACCAGAATTTATTTCAAAATGGGAGCATATCCTTGAAGATGTAGAAAAGAATAAGATACCTGTAGAATTTATTAAGAAGTTAATTATCAAACTTCAAGGTAAAAAACAACAGACTATCAACATTCAGAAGTTTCTATCACAAGGATTAGACCCAGACCAAATAGAAGAAGCCGTCAGTCGCAAACTAGATGAACTAGATGAACTAATAGTGAGTGTAGAATTTGTTCTCAATGTTCAAAGTATTGCTGACACCGTACAACCAGAGACAGACAGACTATTAGGTAAATTATGAAACAATATTTAGAACTATTACAAGATATACTAGATAACGGAGAAATAAAAGATGACAGAACTGGTGTTGGCACCTATAGTGTTTTTGGACGTCATATTCGCTTTGATTTGCGTAGGGGCTTTCCCGCAGTCACTACTAAGAAACTTGCTTGGAAAGCTTGCGTCGGTGAACTACTTTGGTTTATTGAAGGCTCTAGTGATGAGCGTAGACTGGCAGAACTCACCCACGGTACAAGTGAAGGAAAGGTTACTATCTGGACGCCAAATGCAGAGGCACCGTATTGGAAACCGAAAGCACAATTCGAAGGTGACCTCGGTCGTGTATACGGGGTACAATGGCGTCATTGGAACAAATACCGTGTCGAAAAAGATATGGGTAAAGCGCACAAAGGTGGCACACGCCTTGCAGTTGACAAGATTGAAATCGACCAATTGGCAAATCTCATTAAAGGATTAACTGAAGATCCTAATGGGCGCAGGCACATACTCAGTGCTTGGAACGTGAGCGAGTTAGACGAAATGGCATTGCCCCCTTGTCACGTTATGAGTCAATTCTATGTCAACAAAAATAAAGAACTTTCTTGCCATATGTATCAGCGTAGTGTTGATGTGTTCTTGGGTCTACCTTTTAACATTGCTAGTTATGCATTACTTACGCATCTATTGGCACATCACTGTGGTCTAAAAGTAGGTGAACTTGTAATCAGTACAGGTGATACTCATATCTATAAAGACCACATTGAACAAGTTAAAGAACAATTAACACGTGAACCATATCCATTGCCAACATTGATGTTAAATGCAGAAAAGAATAACATCTTTGAAATGACAATGGCAGATATACATTTAGAAAACTATCAAAGTCATGGCCCTATCAAAGCAACAATGGCAGTCTGATATTGACCTTAGACCTAAGTATCAGGTACAAATATCTGATACAGGTGAAGAATCAGTATCTATCACTCAAGTAGTTCATACTATTAGAATGGGCGATGTAGAAGATCCTGATTTAATGGTAGCACAACCTATATATGAATGGCAACAAACAGAAGCTGGTAAATGGATAATGGAAAACTCTAACCCTACACCTAGTTGGCATCGTAACCATGACCTATACAGTTATGGTCACATCTATCAGATTAGAGCATATCTAACACACAAGCAATTAACATTTTGGAAATTAAAATATGAGTAATATATTAGTTACAGGCGGATTAGGACTTATTGGACATAACGTAGTAGATAGATTGCAAAGTATGGGGCACCGTGTTGCTATTACCGATATACGAACTAATTACGGCATCATCCCGCAGGATGAAATTGACTATCTAATGACAGAAAGGTTGAAGAAAATTCAACCCGGCAGTATCCATGCGATTGACATTTCCGGTGAAAGTATTGATTGGTTATTTGGTAAATATAACTTTGATATTGTAATTCATATGGCTAGCTTTCCAAGACAAAAAGTTGTTAATGCTAATCCAACTATGGGAGCAAAAACAATGATGGAAGGTCTATTGAATTTGTGTGAAGTAAGCAAGAAACATAAAATAAAGAAATTTGTTTATATCAGTAGTTCAATGGTATACGGTGACTTTACTGATGATGTAACAGAAGATTATAACTGTAAACCTCAAGGACAGTATGGCATTATGAAACTGTCCGGTGAGCATATTGTTAAAGACTACAGCCGTCGTAATTGTTTCAGTCATACTATCATTCGTCCAAGTGCTGTCTATGGCCCGTTAGATGTTGAGGATCGTGTGATTGCCAAGTTTATGTTAACAGCAATGCGTGGAGGCACATTGAATGTTAATGGTGCAAATGAAACATTAGATTTTACTTATGTTGATGACGCCGCAGATGGCATTGTTGCAGCCGCATTAAGCGATAATACAGAGAACAAAACATACAACATTACTAAGAGCCACAGTCGTACATTGTTAGAAGCCGCACAACTAGCATTGAAGTTAGCAGGTGGCGGGACATTGGTAGTTAAAGACAAAGACGCAGACTTCCCAAGTCGTGGTGCATTAAACATTGATGCGGCACGTAAAGACTTTGGATATGATCCTAAAGTAGATGTAGAAGAAGGCTTTCAAAAATATTATGATTGGCTTAGTACATCAAGTTATTGGCAGGATAAAATAAAATGAATGAATTAGAAACTGCATTAAAAGCACACGATTGGACTCTAGATGGATATAAATCTAGAATCAATATAGACAAGTTGATGAAAGAATATCCTGACCAATCAAAGGCATTATGGGAACAATATTGCCCATGGTCTGTTGCTAATGGCGGGTATATAGCTTGGGCAAAAAAATGCAAATCCCCCACTTTGGTCTAGCAAGACAGTATAAGAACATCGGTGAAGAGTTGCTTGATGCAACTCACCGTGCCCTCAAAGATGGACAACTGGTGGGCGGACATTATACCCGCTCGTTTGAAGAATGGTTAAAGCATCGTACTAAAACAAAGTATGCTGTTACTGTTCACAGTGGTACACAGGCATTAGAGATTATTGCACGATACAAGAAAAAGAAACACTTAGAGACATTTAAAAATACTCCTAAAATTCGTATACCCAACTTAACTTATCCAGCAACACTAAACTCATTGCTATCTGCAGGATGGGATGTAGAGTTAGTTGATACAGATAAGAACGGTGTTATTGATGTAGAGAATAGTCTAAAGGGATATACTTGTGTTATGGGTTACGGTGGACGTAAGCCATGGCCTATTGCAGGATATGCTAGCGCAAATGCAGTGATTGTAGACGGAGCACAACACTGGTTAGTTTGTGACGGTGACGTGGGTAGTGGTATGTCTATCAGCTTTGACCCTACAAAGAACTTACCTAGTTCAGGTAACGGTGGTGCAATCGTTACCAATGATGAACAACTATATTTGTTTGCCGCAACACATAGAGACAACAATAAGCCTGCGTTCCATGATGTAGGAACTAACAGTAAGATGAGTGAACAAGATTGTGCTCAGATATTAGTTAGAGCAAAGTACATAGATGAATGGCAAGTGCGTAGAGGTAAAATAGCGAAGTATTGGTGTGATAAGTTTAAAGAATTACCTTTACGTTGTTTGTCAGATACAGTAGACCCTCACGCACATCAGAAGTTTGTAATGTATCTGGATGATAGAAATAGATTACAATCATATCTAAAAGAACACGGGATAGATAGCAAAGTTCATTATGAGTATGTATTAGGTGATTTACCCACTGGACATAGTTTAATAAAGCCGGATTTACTAAGCACTAGTGTAATGCTTTCTAGGGGAGTACTAAGTCTCCCGATGTATCCAGAATTGACCGATGCAGAAGTAGACTATGTAGTTAACAAGGTCTATGAGTTTTATAAATAATATATGAATATAATCCCCATAGCATCAGAAAAAGTAAGACCTACAACTCACAAAACCATTGAATGGTCTTTACATAACGTTTGTAATTATAATTGTTCTTTTTGTGGCCCTGAACACAAGATAGGAGATAGAAGATGGAAGTCACTAGACACCTATAAAATGTATGTAGACAAATTACTTAGTGCAACTGGTCCTAACCCTTGGTTTATATTGACAGGTGGTGAACCCACATTATTCCCTGAGTTTATTGAATTATTGTCTTACTTAAAATCTAAGGGGGCTTATATATGTTTAATTACTAATGGAAGCAGGACATTGAGATGGTGGAAAGAATGTAAAGATGCAAAAATTTTAGATTCATTGTATGTTACATATCATCCCGAACAAACGACCAATTATAAACACGTAGCAGAAGTTTTAAATTTATTCCATGATGAACCTACAAAAACTAATTGTTTTATAACTCATACAAACACACATACTACTATGGATTTAGTAATGGAATCACTCAGTTTTTTACTAGAAAATACAGCCAGTAAAATTGAAATTAAGCATATGAATTCCCCTGGTCATTATGATATAAAGTTAAACCTGACAGACTCACAGATAGAATATATCAAAAAATCATATTTTGGTAAAAAATTAAATAAAACTCAATCAGATATACCATTGGAAAATCAATATGAAAATAAAATTGCTATCACATATGATAATGGTACAGTTGAGGTGTTTAGTGGGGCACAAGAATTAATTAAACAAAATCAAAATCATTTTTTAAATTGGATGTGTAATGTTAATAATGATGTATTAACCGTAGAAAATAATTTGTGTAGACGAGGACAAATGGATTGTAAAATATCCGGTATAATTGCTGACTTGGATGTAGATGAAGTATCATTTATTGATGAATATGTAAAATGCCCATATGAATCTTGTTATTGTTCCGGTAATTTATATACTAAAAAATATAAAAGTATAAATGTATAAATAAGAATACTATGTGGATATTATCAATACTACCCGAAGCCGCAATACATACAATCTTTGGATTGGGTATTTTGGGCACAATCGCAGGATTTGTCCTAGGATTCATTCCTTTTGTCAAAACTTATAAACTAGCAATACAAGTCATTAGTTTACTTGTTCTAGTTTTGGGTGTATATCTAGAGGGCGGATTAGCCGACTATAAAGAATGGGAACTTAGAGTCAAAGAAATGGAAGCTAAAGTAGCAAAAGCTGAAGCTGAATCCGCAAACAAGAATGTAGAAATACAAGAAAAAGTTGTTGAAAAGACTAAAGTGATCCGTGAAAAAGGTCGTGACATTATCAAGTATGTTGATAAATGGAATACAAAAGAAATAATTAAAGAAGTAGAAGGTCCTGAAAGAATTAGGAGAGAAGAAGTTATCAAGTACATTGAAAACTGCCCCGTTCCTAAAGAGTTCATAGACTTGCATAATCAAGCCGCCGAGTTGAATAAGGCTTCGGAGGCAAAGAAATGAGATTGCCATCAATATTAACCGTATTTCTTATTTTATTATTCTTAGTAGTAGCTGCCGGCTGTTCTACGACAGTTCCTGTAACTCAAAAGTTTCCTAATGCTACTCCTGAACTTATGAAGAAATGTGAAGACCTCAAGAAGATTGAAGGTGACAAAGTAGCTATTACTGAAATGATGAAAGTTATTGTACATAACTATTCATTGTATTGGGAATGCAGTGCTAAGGTAGATGGTTGGCAAGATTGGTATAATGCACAAAAGAAAATATATGATAACATTGCAAAATAGTAGCATATTATTAGCATTGTGTTTATTGACCGGTTGTGCAACAGTAGACAACTATCCAGTGTATGTAGAAGCACAAAAGTCATTGAGTCGTGATGCTACGGTAGCAGAAGCCGCACGTATAGCGGCACTAACTGAAATGGTTAAGAGTTCAGACAACGAAGTAAAGATACAAGCTATCAAAGCACTACAAGAAATTCAACGTAGCAAGCGACAAGTTATCATTCAACAACCCAAAGGTATGTTTGGAAACTGATAAATACATTATAGTCTAGGAATTATAATGACACAAGAAGTTATTGAAACAGGTGAGATACCAAACGATGGGTCCGGTGATCCACTTCGTTTAGCATTTGATAAAATTAACAACAATTTTGCTAATTTATTCACTACAATCGGTGCTAACGTAGAGTTAATTGATTCCTCACAATTTCCAGAAGGCAATGTGTCTAACAATGGTGGCACACAAAATATTTTAAATATTGGCCAAGTTATATTCAATACGACACAACTTGTTGAATCTACTTACACTGAACCTCAATTATTATCATTTACTACTACTGAAGGCCCATACGGGGCACAAGAGTACATTAACATTGGTGTAACACCTAACGATGGTTTAGGTGATCCATTACGAGTAGCATTTGGTAAGATTAACAATAACTTTAGTAATCTATTCTTTACTACGGTTAATACAAGTAATGTTTATACTAGCGGATTGACTGCAGGACAAGTTATATATGAGTATCCTGCAAATGCATTTACTCAAGGATCATTCCAAATTCGTTCAAGTGATCCAGGAACACCTGACAGCCAGCAGATTACTATTTCAGCACAACTTACTAACAACAATGATGCAGTGAAGTTTACTGGTTATGCTATGACGTTTGCGGGTAATGCACTGACTAGATACAATATGGATGTAAGTGGTGGTAATGTTAGAATTTTAGCTAACCCTATTGCAAATACATTCATACTACACTTTATAGCATCTCAGGTTACATTCATTGGTGAAATAACTCCTGGTGTTGATATTGGTCTAAACGGATATGTTGATTCTGTGTTGGGTACAGAGAATAATGATATCTTAACAACAGAGAATTAAATGAGAGCAAAAGAGTTTATAACTGAGCAAAATAATTTGCCTGACAGGATTACTAAACCATTACCTGCTACTTGGGTAATACCACAATTACAAAATCAAAATGCATATTTGCAATATAGATTTGCTGTTGCATTAGCAGGTGCTAGAGCTGTTCGTAATGGTGATATACCTAAAATGGATAAAGAGTCTGTTTGGGGAGAGAATCAATTAGTGTCTGGATATATGAATCCAGATATAGAAGAAGATATTGATTTTGCTTTAGGTGAAATGGGTCTTTCAGGTAAAATATTAGTTACTAGTAAAGATAGCGAAGAAACACCTGATACCGGTATAGATAGTCCAATAAAGGGATTCAAGGGATATAAAAGAAAATGAGAGCAAATGAATTTATATCCGAAGCTAAAGTTGGCAAAATAACTAAACAGCAACAACATGCCTCCCGAGGTTTAAATATTTTTTCAAAGAAAATAGACAGCTATGACAGACAATATGATTTAAATCGTTTAATGATGGCTGTAGCAAGTAGTGATGGAATAAATCCAATCGATATGCCTGCAGAAAGTTGGGTAGGTAAACACAATACTGCACATCCTTACACCAAAGAAGAACAAGATATGCTTAGGTTAGCATATGAAGCTGCCGGATTAGAATACATAGATTTAAACAAAGGTGATTTAGACAGTGAAGAATTACCCGATACAAATGCCCAAAGCATAATTAAACCCTTTAAAGGTTACAAAAGAAAATAATTTCACTGTCAGTTTTGAGAATAAGTAATTATATCAAATTACAGGAATCTCAATGATTGACATTAACAACACCCTTGACTTAATCAAATTAAAATTTTACAACGAATGGTTGTATACTGCTCATATCTATGATGAGGGTAACAGCCCAATGCACGAAAACCTTACTAAGGAAGTAGTTCTAAAATACATAGACCCGATTAACTTACCAAAAAATAGTAAAATATTAGATTTGGGATGTGGCCCGGGCTATTTCTTGGATGAGATGAAAACTCGCAACTACACAGATGTTACCGGAGTTACATTAAGTCCCGGCGATATTAAGATTTGTGAAGATAAGGGTCACAAAATTGCAAAATATGATTTAAGTTTTCTACCACAAAAAGACGGATACTTTGATGAAAGTGTTGACTTCATTTTCTTGCGTCACGCACTAGAACATAGTCCATATCCTATCTTTAGTATAATGGAATACAATCGTGTTTTAAAACAAAATGGTAAAATTTATATTGAAGTTCCCGCACCAAACTGTGACCGCAGGCACGAATGGAATTTGAATCATTACAGCATATTAGGTGAGCAACAGTTAGCCGCATTGTTGTCACGTTGCGGATTCAATATTGATTTCTTTAACAACTTAGAATTTGATATTCAAGTACCAAATGGTAGTAGTGAGTTAGTAACATCTAAAGAAAAATATTATTGTGTGTTAGCTACTAAAGCTAGACCGTTAGATATTAAATAATAAAAAACGGCTCTGCCGTTTTTTTACGGATATAAATACTCACTATGAGTAATACACCTTCATTAGTAAAAAATCCTTATACTAAAACAGTTTTTAAAACTGATAAAGAATTACAGGATTTTATTAAATGCTGTGACCCAGATACAGGTTATCTATATTTCATGGATAACTTCTTTATGATACAGCATCCTACCAAAGGGAGTATGGTCTATCACCCCTGGGGTTATCAGAAACGACTGATTGAAACCTATCATAATTATAGATTTTCAATTAGTTTGATGCCTCGACAGTCAGGTAAGTCTACTTCAGCCGCAGGATATTTGTTGTGGTATGCAATGTTTGTTCCTGATAGTACTATCTTAGTTGCGGCTCACAAGTATACAGGTGCTCAGGAGATTATGCAACGTATTCGCTACGCATATGAAAACTGTCCCGATCATATCAAAGCAGGTGTAACAACATACAACAAAGGCTCATTAGACTTTGAGAATGGATCTCGTATTGTTAGTGCTACAACTACTGAAAACACAGGTCGAGGTATGTCTATCACACTATTATACTTAGACGAGTTTGCATTCGTTCGACCAAGCATAGCTAAAGAATTTTGGACAGCTATTACTCCTACACTATCAACCGGTGGTAAAGCAATTATTACTAGCACACCAAACAGTGACGAGGATCAATTTGCTTATATTTGGAAAGGTGCCAACAAAACTGAAGATGATTTTGGTAACACTACTGAAGTAGGAGTTAACGGATTCAGAGCGTACAGAGCGCATTGGAGTGAACAGCCAGGCAGAGATGATAAGTGGGCTGCCGAAATGAAGTCACAGCTTGGTGAGGATCGTTTCAACCGAGAGATTGGTTGTGAGTTCATTATTGCTGATGAGACATTGATTAATCCAAATACATTAATTGCAATGGAAGGCATTGAGCCTGTCAGTCGTATAGGACAAGTTCGATGGTATAAGAAACCTACTAAAGGAAATATCTATTGTGTAGGTTTAGATCCAAGTCTTGGAACAGGCGGTGACCCGTCAGCTATTCAAATCTTTGAAGCAAACACTACTACTCAAGTGGGTGAATGGAAACACAATAAAACTGATATTCCTAGTCAGATTAAACTATTGGCTCAAATTAACAAACATATTGCTGAATGCACTAACGAACCTAACAACATCTATTACAGTATTGAATGTAATGGAATTGGTGAAGCCGCAATCGTATCATTAAACGAATACGGTGAATCAAATATCCCGGGTATCTTTATCAGTGAAGTAGGCAAAGGTCGTAGAGGATTTAATACAACCAATAAAAGCAAATTAGCAAGTTGTGCTAAGTTCAAAACACTAGTTGAAAGCAAGAAAATGACTGTAAATAGTCGCAGTCTTATAAGTGAATTAAAAGCGTTTGTGGCACACGGTGGTAGTTATGCCGCTAAGGTAGGTGACACCGACGACTTGATTATGGCTAGTTTGTTAGTAACACGTATGCTACAGCAGTTAAGTGACTATCATTATGACTTAGAGAACCAAATTCGTGACCACAATGAGGTCATAATGCCATTGCCCTTCTATGCTGTTATGGGTTAAAGTTAGATAAATACATTATGCCAAAAAATTCAGAATCATTAAACCGTTCATTATTCAACCTTTTACACAGTAAAGGGTTCGATCCTACTATGCTAGATACCTCAGGTAAGGAGATTCCTACTCCTGAAGAAGCAGAAGTATTTCAATTTAACTTTATCAAAGACGGAGAGGATTACGGTAAAGTAACCATCTCTATTGATGGATTACATAAGTTATGTGTATACTTTAGTGATGAAGTAGCTAATAGTGAGAAAGAAGAAACTCACGGGGAAGATGAATCTTGGTATAAAGTATTAAATCAATTGAAGCGTTTCGCACAGAAATATCAATTGAGTTTTGAATTAAAGAATATTGACCATTTGAAACACGATATGGCAAAAAGGGAATATATGAAAAAGCAAGAAAGAATATCTGAAGGTTACTACCCAATGGGTAAAAAAGCAAGCTACAATGACGCTGTGCCAAATGTAAAGATTGTAATACAGCACACTCGCCAAATTGAAGAAGGTGAGCAACGTTATCGTAATATTGCTAAAATCTTTTTAGAGAATAGTGAAGGTGAAAGATTCTTAGCTCCAACTATCAAGCCAGGCGTAGCACGTGTATATGGTCGATTGATTGCTGAGGGTGATAAGCCACACGGTGAGCGTTGGAATCACGTTACAAGTTTAGTAGAAGAATATCAAAAGATGGGTGCATTCGTTCGTGCTACACGTAATGGTCAGTTCAATGAATCTGCACAACGACTAGTGAATGAAGGTATCAATCACTATCAAGGTCTACGTGAGACATTAAGCAGAATGACTGGTCATCGTGGTTACAATACCTACTTTGAAAGCTGGACACCATCCTTGATGGAAGAAGAAAGTGAAGAAAATAACTTAAATGAGTTATTTGTACAAGAAACATTAGATCCGCGTATTGAAAGTGTAATGCCAATATTGAATAAGCTACAAAAAAAAGTAGCAGAGATGAAAGAAGTCGGTGAATTAAGTGAATGGGCAGATAGTTTAACAGAAGCTCCCGGTGCTGAAACACTTGGACACAATGTAAGAACTGATGCTAAAAATTTAAAAGCATTTGATTTAGAAGAATCGGAAGATGATATTGACGATCCAGTAGTAAGTTCAATAACTCGCCGCATCATACGCCAACACCCTGAATTATTAAAGCACGGTCCTGATAAAGTATTGGCCGCTATTGCCGATGTTGCAGATTTTGTGGGTGATGTTGAAGAAATTGGTTCAAGTGATGTTAGTGGTTGGGTCAAACAAGTAGCACGTAAATTGGGTGGCGAGGGCATGGATGAAGCAGTTCGTGCTGGTTTTGTAACACCAGATTGGATGAAAACACCACAACAGGGTGCATATGGTGCTCCTACCGATCAGTTAGGAAGACCTTATAACCAAGATCAACGTGATAAACTTGCTGCCGCAGTAAAACAGAATAGAAAAGATAATAAAGCATTTAGCGGCGGCCTCCCAACAAAAGGAGCTGACTCGGCTGCATTTGGTTGGGATGGTGTTTGGAAAGCCCCTGAAGTTAAGTACACAGCAGTTAGAGCACAACAAGATAAAGCAGTAGCCCCAACAGTGCATAAAACATATGACCGTACAGAGCCAGCTGATTCTAAAAAATGGAAAACACTAGCCAGCGCAGGTGATGGCAAAGGCATTGCCGATGAGGGTATGTTTGATAAAGTTACAGATGCAGTTAAGAAATTTGGTGGTAAAGTATTAGATAAATTGGGCCATGGCAGTGATGAAGAACTATTGAAAAAGATACAAAAAGATGTAGGTGCTCCCGCAGGATCACAACACGGTAAACCTAGCATGGCTAAACCAAATGATGATTCAGATATCATTGAAGATGATATTGACGAAAGCGCACTACAAGCATCTTTTGGTATTAAGAAGTACGGTAAAAAAGGTATGGATAAACTACGTGCCGCAGGAAAAAAACACGCCAGTGAGAAAACAATGCAAAACATTCGTGCTGAGTTTAGCGATAAAGAAAAACCTGTAAAAGAAGGAAATGGTGATACTGAAATTCATCCAGGTATGAAAGTATCTCAAGGAACAGTTGTTAAAGTAAATGGTAACACAGTCACAGTAAAAACATCAAATGGTGATATGATGAATATGAACATACACGATGTAGACCAAGCTGTAAAAGAAGGGCAAGAAGAACTTGATGCTATGATGAGATTGTTAGGTGAAGGCTGGAAGGGTGAACTTGCCGGCGGCACTTTAGGCGGTGTTAGTGGAACAGTTGCAGGATCTGCATTAGGAGCACTAGCGGGTGGTCCAGTTGGAGCGGCAATAGGTGGAGTTGTAGGTGGCGCAGCCGGTGGAACAGCTGGTCAAATGGCAGGTAGAGAGTTAACAAAAGAAGAACAACTAAACGAAGTTGCACCATTGTTAGCCGCAGGTGCACGTGCTATTATGCCTTTATTAGCTAAAGTTGGTCCTAAACTGGGTCAGATGGCATCAGGCGCGGGCAAAGCCGGAGCTGAAGTTGCTGGAAAAACAGCCACAGGTATAGGACGTGGCACAGTAGATGTTGCTAAATCAGCCGCAGGTTCGGCCGCACAAAATGCGGGTCAAATTGGTGTTGGCGTAGGAGCATATCAAGCTATTACTGATGTAGCAGATAAGATGGTTGGTGGTGTAGGTGAAGTATACCGTGACGTTGGTAAAGCTGCCGGCGCAATAGCACAATCAGTCGGTGATGCAATCGATGGAAAAACAATTGCCGAACTAGCAAGTGCCGCAGTTAAGTATTCAATTCCAATTGGTATAATATTGGCTGTGTTATACGGTGGTAAAAAACTTATTGACCAAGTAATGAGTGAAGGTGCTGACGACAGTGAGATGGGTGCGCTTGGTAAAATGGTCGGCTCAGTTACACCAAATCCTAGTGACTTTGCACAAGGATTTAAGAAAACATTTGAAGGTCAAGACGACCTAGATACTATTAGACGTTTGTTAAAAAAGTAATATGAAAATATCGTCATTGTTAAGAGAAGCACCAAAAGGTCCTGCATTATCGTTAGATAACGATTTAATGCAGAGAGCCATGCTGAGGTTTCCTGGCTAT